TTAGCTTATTAAGAGTTCATATTTTGATTTCAACCGGCTTATCTGATCCACTACAGTAGGATATTTCACTGTTTCAGAATCGTGCAATTCGTCATCTAATCTATTGATAAGATAGGCCAATCGATTTTGTCTCGCAGACGGCCTTTTATAGCTTACCAAGACTTGATCCCAGTATGATTCAAAGTTATTATAGGTGGTAATCAGAATCGATTCAAAATCTAAATCGATAGCTTTTATGAAAGAGGATGGAGTGGGACAATCAATTTCTTCATCAAACTCTAAATAATGGCACCTTCTACAATATCTGAGTGAAACACCAACCTCCTCATAAATACACTGATCCAAACAAGGTCGATACTTATTATAGGTCTTTAGGGCACTTTTATAGTCATATAGACTGTTGAGCTCGTTTGAGCTCAATGAATAATAAGCTTTAATAAGGTTGTTAAAGCTAATAAGCCGGTCGCGCTTATAGCTTTTCAATATGCGTTCAAGCCTTTCCATGAGATGTTATTTTGTTCAGACACAGTCATTACTGTATTGTATTAATACTGACTATTGAAATTATTGTAGATTGAAAATCTTTTATATGCAGTGGATTGGTATATTTCACTCAAGATGCACGACTCCTACTACTCTTGCCATACCGAAAATCTCTTCTTGTGGGATGTCGAAAGGTTCATATGAAGGATTTTCGGAGACAGCGGAAAGGCATCCAGGTTGAGAGCTTTTACGTATCCGCTTAACAATTAGACCATCTTGCCGAGTTGCCAAGAGATATATCTTTCCCCATTGAATATATCTGGGGTCATATATCATAGAGCAGCCAATAATATCTCCCGGAAAGATTCGCGGTTCCATAGAATCTCCTATGACTTCAATTAAGAAATTGACACCGTTATGTCGGAATTTAGGAATGACATAATATCCTTTTATGTCATCTTCTTGTATATTTAAGTTTTCATCATTAATTAATCCTCCAACAGCTTTCTCTGAGACTAATGGAATTGCTCCTGGTGTACTTTTGGTGATGGTAGACTCCGGTTCATTTGTCAGGAATGGAGTCATAGCGCCAATAATATTAGAGGCGGTGCCCCGTGTAGACTTTCTTTCGAGGTATTTATGTGAGATTGTAGTTCCTTCTGATATTAACATTTCTCCTCGTCCTGAGATAAGCCAATCAATGTTTATTTCCTCAATTGTGGAAATTTTTTCCATTAACTCAAATGATGGTTTACCTTGACGTTTCCCAACAATGTTGTTTATCACCGATGGTGTTACACCAATGGCGCAGGCAAAAGCACTCTGTTTGCCATTGAATAAAGTATCTATGAGAAGTTCAAAGCGACTGTTAATCGACATGAAGTATTAATTTCGTCAGTTGTGTAAATTTTATTTGTGAAAAATTTTTCTTTTTCACAAATGCGTACTACCTTTGCATCGAGTTCCTGATGGAACAGCGGTCAAAGATACGAAAAAGCCGCGAGATAGACAAAATTTAAGGAGTTATCGGTTCGAGTTATTGGTTCGAGTCCGAGTTTTTCCACAAAATCAAAAACTGAATGCAATGAAACGACAGTCAGAGACAATGGCCGACAACGCGGTGAAGGTTCTCCTTAAGACCCTGCAACGTAATTTTGAGGATGCAGGAAGTGTTCTGGATCGATTCGAGGAGACTCACGATGACGAGGAGTGCTATTTCAATAGAAATTACCAAGCCCTCGTCGCTGGACATTTCCATCTTGGCAAAGCCATAGAGAAAATCAACCGCCAGTTGTACAAGGAATAACAACCATATAAATAAATTCAAAATGAAAAGATCCATCACCGTCACGGCCGAACAGAGCCGCAAGCTGGAGAAGATATTCGATTGCACTGACAGGATGGTGCGCAAGGCGTTGACCTTCGACTCCGACTCCCTGCTCGCCCGCAAGATAAGGATGGCGGCCCGCAAGATGGGCTGCAAAGCCCAGCTCATTGTAGCGGAGTCGGAGTGCTTTTTTGACAGCGAGGGCAACATAATGCAGTCGTTCATCAACGGAGCCTCCATCAAGCTTGACAAGGCCACCGGCAAGGGGTATGTCATACTCGACGACAATGTGGTCGCTGAGTATGATGATGTCAAGGTCGCCGACATTCCGGCGATACAGCTTCGGGCAGCATCCCTTTAATCCGGTAGCAAGTGTTCGAGATGGAGTTGTATAATGGAATAATATGCGTGACGTATGACGAGCTGACCTCAGCCCGTGATGGCGAGCCGGTGATGGGTAAAAGTGCATTAAAAATGGCTATAAAGCGTCATCCCGAGCTGCGCGTGTCCCGGGCTGGAGGTCTGGGCACCTGCGCACGCATAGACTACTACAAGCTCCGCGAATGCTACCGCCAGCGCTTCGAGGAACGTTACGGCGACCCCGGCGACCTCCTCCGGAAGGAGGCCCTCAGGGAACAGCTGAAGGTCGCCGTCGACAACGACGCCCGGAAATTCTTCGAGGACTACACCTATGAGAAGGGAGGACGGAAGACGCGCCTCACGGAAGAGATAATCCGGGAATACACGACAAACGCCTCTGTGCTTAACCGCCTGGTGGAAATCCTCGACGACACCAGCGTCTACCGCAAGGCGTTGAACGGCCCGGCGCAAAGCGTGGAGGAGACCATCGGCGAGGTCTACGAGGAGATGCGGTGCGCCTACGGGCACACGCTCCCGGCCAGCATCAGGCGTCTGCAGTCAAAGATCAGGACTTACCGGCAGGAGGGATACCGATGCCTGCTCAGCGGGAAAATCGGCAACTCCAACACGGCGATAATCACCCCGGAAGCCGGCAGGTTCATCATCGCCCTGAAAAGGAGTTCCGTCCCGGTGTACACCAACAGGCAGATACTCGACAGGTACAACCTGGAGGTCGAGGCCGTCAACCGGCGCAACAGTGGCAAGGAGGGTTTTCAGGAGTGGAAGCCCTTGAAAAGCCTCCAGAGCCTGACCCAGTACCTGAAACGTCCTGACATAGAGCCGTTGTGGTACGACGCCGTCCACGGGGAGCTTGCCTCCCACCAGCGTTACAGCCGCAAGAACCAGACCTCTATGCCGTCAATGAGGGACTCCCTCTGGTACGGGGACGGCACGAAGCTAAACCTCTATTACAAGGAGTGGGTAGACGGGAAAGGCTGGCAGACCCGGACGATGCAGGTCTACGAGGTCATCGACGCGTATTCGGAGGTGATGCTCGGCTACCACATCTCCGACAACGAGGACTACGAGGCGCAGTACCACGCCTACCGCATGGCCATCCAGACCTCCGGGCACAAGCCCTATGAGCTGGTGCACGACAACCAGGGCGGCCACAAGAAAATCGGCGCCTTCCTCGACCGGATCGCGGCCCACGTCCACCGTCCGACAGCCCCATACAGCGGCCAGTCGAAGACCATAGAAAGCGTCTTCGGGCGGTTCCAGGCGCAGGTGCTGCACAAGGACTGGCGCTTCACCGGGCAGAACATCACCGCGAGGAAGGCGGAGAGCCGTCCCAACCTCGAGCGCATCAGGGCCAATGTCGACAAGCTTTACACCCTCCAGGAACTCAAGGAGGCCTACGCCAAGGCCCGAAAGGAATGGAACGAGGGCCTCCACCACGCCACCGGGCAGAGCCGCCTGGAGATGTACCGGAGCAGCGTCAACCCCGAGACTCCCGAGGTCACGGTGGGAGACATGGTTGATATGTTCTGGCTCACCGCTGACAGGCTGGTTACCTACACCGACAGCGGGCTTAGGCTCACAGTAAAAGGGAAGACCTACCGCTATGAGGTGTACGGTGAGGACGGTATGCCTGACCATGGATTCCTGCGCGAGAACCGCGGCCGCAAGTTCATAGTGCGTTACGACCCGTATGAGCCGGGATCTGTAAGGCTCTACACCAAAGACCCGGATGGCCGCGAGCGTTTCGCCAGGATAGCCGGCACCTACTTCGTGGTGCACCGCAACATACAAGAGCAGACTCCGGAGGAACGGGCCTTCATCCTGGCCAACATCAAGGCCAACACAGAGGACCGGGTGGCACGGCAGATAGAAGGGCGCGTCATCGAGCGCGAGCACGGCACCGCCATGGAACAGCAAGGGCTCAGGCGTCCCAAGCTCGCCGGGGTCACGCGCCAGAAGGATGTCGAGCATGAAATCGACCTCGAGGTGCGCCGCCGGACGCGGAAATACAGCCTGGATCCGGAAGATCTGTCGCCCGGGCGTGTCGGCAAGGCCATAAGCAACATGATACTTGACCCGATAGACGGGAAAATCCGCATCGACCAACGCCGAGTCGCCGGAAAATTATGACACAGACAACCACCATCAACAGACTAAAACAAACCACCACCAATGACACATCAGGAAAAAGACATCATAGCGCAAGCGCTGAGGGAATATGTGGCCAAATATCCCAGCCAGAACAAGGCTGCCGCCAGCCTCAAGGGAATCTCCCCGGCCACACTGAGCGTAATCCTGGCCGGCGACTACCGCAGCGTCAGCGACAATATGTTCCTGTCGCTTAAAGAGCAACTCATCTCCGGAGCCGGGCGTGGGGATGGCAGGTCGTGGAGACCGGAACCTTCCAGGAGGTACAGGCGGCGCTTTCCGACGCCCAGCAGTTCCGCAATGTGAGGTGGATAGTTGGGGACGCCGGATGCGGCAAGACCACCGCCGCCGAGATCTACGCCCGTGAGAACAGGGAGGTCTTCGTGGTGCTCTGCGACGAGGACATGCGCAAGAGCGACTTCATCCGGGAGATAGCCCGCAAGGTGGGGTTGCGCGGAGCCGGGTTGCGGATACGGGAGATGCTCGAGGCCTGCATCGCCCAGATTTCCCGGATGGACTCCCCGCTGCTTGTCTTCGACGAGGGTGACAAGCTCAACGACAACGTCTTCCATTACTTCATCAACATCTACAACCACCTCGAGGGCAAATGCGGGATAGTGTTCATGTCAACCTCCTACATCGAGGCCCGCATCGAGCGCGGGGTGAACGCCAACCGCAAAGGCTACAACGAGATATACTCCCGCATAGGGCGCAGGTTCTTCAACCTCGATCCTACAACGGAAGTCGATGTGGCCGCCATATGCCAGGCCAACGGGATCAGCGACAGGCGGACGGTGGCCAGGATCATCGCCTCGTCGGAAAAGAACGGATTCGACCTGCGCTGTGTCAAAGGCGCCATCCACCGTGAGAAACGCGTCAGGGCGGCAGGCACGGATGAGAACAACATTTGAACAGCTTTCAACCACCATTCAGACACTATTCAAACAAAGAGCAAAATGGCAAGAGCATATTCAGCAAGCGAAGTGATGAAAATGAAGAAGAGGGTGATTCCTTTCACCGGAGCCTGGGCTGACGCCTTCGGGCAACCGGAACGGACCGGCATCTGGTTTGTCTGGGGACAGTCAGGCAACGGGAAGACGGGGTTCCTGATGCAGCTTGCCAAGGAACTGTGCAAGTTCGGTCGTGTCGCGTATGACAGCCTCGAGCAGGGGACGAGCCTCAGCATGCAACAGACGCTCGTCCAGAACAGGATGGAGGAGACCGGAGGCAGATTTCTGCTGCTAAACCGCGAACCTGTCGAGGAGCTCGACGCGAGGATGTCGAAGCCGAAGAGCCCGGACTTCTACATAGTGGACAGCTTCCAGTACACCGGCCTGAGCGCCGCCGAGTACGCCGACTTCGCCAGCCGCCACCGCAACAAGCTGATAATCTTCGTCAGTCAGGCAGAGGGGCGGAATCCCGATGGCCGGACAGCACGCAAGGTGATGTTCGACGCCGACCAGAAGATATTCGTCGAAGGCTTCAAGGCGGTGTCTAAAGGCCGTTTCTTCGGCCCTAAAGGACACTATATAATCTGGGAGGAAGGCGCGGAACGCTACTGGGGGCGCAGACAACGCAATCGTCAAGGTAACGATAGATTGGAAACCAAATAA